TGTATTAAAGCAAGATGAGACAGTCCAAATAATATTCCTAAAGAACCTACAAGTATTTTTTTCGATCTAGATGGTCTTTGACTGTACATTATTCATATTATATATACCTATTCTACTGTTATTTTATAAACTAACCAGTCACTTCCATTGCTGTTATCGTTGAAGTCCAACCAACAGTACCATTTAAATTTCTTCTGTTTAATCTCATTGTGCTGTTACCATTCTTTCTAAGTTGTACTTTATAAGTTACCGAAGATGTTGTAGCTGGACTATCTAAAAAACAACAAGTTACATCTTCTGAACTTCTAGAACTATTGTTATAGGATTCTCCATCACAATGACCAAATCCATTAATTGAACTACCAGCAGTTGATAAATTTATAACAGTAGAATCTCTTAAAAGTCTGAAACAACCTAATTCGTTAGGCATAGAAACTTCTAAATTAACTAACACTAAAATTTTATTGGAGTTAGAACTTGGAGTTATTGAAACATTTATTCCAGTTAAATCAAAAAATGCATCTTGTGTGCTGTTACTAAATTCATCTGTTTTAACTGTTTGTTTTACTTGGATAATTCCACCACTAGAACCAGCAGGAAGTCCATTAACTGGAACGATTGAATTGACTTTAAGTTGACTCATGGTACTAACTCCTGTGCAATAAGTTGACTTACATATGTAGCATTTTCTGCATTATCTGAATCTCTTTCTGTTCTGTTTATATATAAAGTTCTTGTACCACCAGAACCATGACTATATCTAAAATTGATGGTTTGTTGGCTAGTTGAGTTAGGCACATACATAACATTTATTGGAACACTAATTGCACCATGACCCCCACTATTTTCTTGGCAACCAGAATGTGCTCTACGTCTGCTACTACGAGCATCACCCATAACATCATTTAAATCACTACCATTAACTTTGACTCCTACCGCAATATCTTGATTATCACCATCTAAACCAAGAGTTAAATGACCAAATACATAGATTAGATTAGTAGAAACTGTTGGTGTTATTGAAATGCTAAAATTTGTGTCGTCGTAAATACTTAAAGTATTAATAGAAAAAGAAGACGTATCTGTTTTAATAGCTCTGACAGTTTGAATAACTCTTGAAAGTTGAGCTCCAGATGTAGTTTGTAAAGCGTTAACTTTTAATGTACTCATGGCTTAGGATATTTAGCTTTTACAGCAGCAATATGATCCTTCCAGGTTGTCGTTCCATTGATAGCATCTTTGTATTGCATATCTAATTGATCACCTATGGAAGCATAAATAGTGTCTGTTGTACCAGCTTCACCAGTTCTTTGTGTTTTATATAAAACAGCAGCAGCTTCAGCGTTTAATGTTGTTCTTGCACTGTCAATTTTGCTTTGGTCAAGATCTACTTGATTACCACTTGCATCAAATGCTCCATGACCATCATCGATTGATACAACATTTGAATAAGCTCTTCTTATAGCATCATGATCTAATCCCATATCTAAGAATCCGTTATTTATATAGTTATTTTAAGGGGGCTAAACATTTAAAAATAATCATGCTGACACCTCCATTACAGTTATATGACTTGCTGTTTGATGATAACTTGAAGCAGTTGAATCATTTACTGGACGATTTAATCTAAAATCAGCACCGTCTGGAGCAATAGCTTCAACTTCATATGTAGTTGCACTTGTAGTATTAGGACTATCTAAAAAATTAATAGTTGCTGATTTCATGTTTCCACCTCCACCAGTCGCCTCACTTCCGCCTGTAACTCGTTGATTACTTCCATTAGAGTCACCTATTGCTATTGCTGTAGAACCTCTTACAAGACGAAATTGTACTCTTGAACCACCCGTACCAGCAGATGAGTATTGAACACAAACCATAACAAAAATTTTACTTGAAGTTGAAGTTGGTGTAATTGATACATTAAATCCTGTTATCCCAGTAAAACTTGTGCTACCTGTGGAATAATAATCACTTTTTGTTGTATGTTTTACTTGAATGATACCACCACCACCGCCTGTTGGTACTCCTGATACTGGTATTATGCTATTAACTTTTAATGTACTCATAGTTTTATTTTATCAGTGTAATTTTTTGACTAAACGATTGTATAAGTCTCACCTTCTCCAACTGTGACGGTGACTCCACTATTAATAGTAATTGGTCCAAAGCTACCAGCATTTTTACCATTTGTTATGGTGTAGTTTGTTGTCACAGTTTGGCCATTTTCAAAAAAGATTTCGTCACTTCCTCCACCTGTAGCTCCAGCTAAAATACCAGTAAGATTTGATCCATCAATTGCAGGTAAAGTACCTGTTAAATTAGCTGCTGGTAAGTTTGTTAAACTTGCTCCACTTCCAGAAAATGTAGTTGCTGCTAAAGTTCCATTTGATGAATTAAATGTTAAACTACTTACTGTCTTAGGAGCTAAGTTACCTGTTGCTGCTGTAGCAAACAAAGGAAAACAAGTAGTGTCTGATGCCTCATTACCAATTGATACAGTTGTTGCTATCGCTGCAGTTCCAGAAGTATTCTGGTTTCCTGCAGTATTAACACCTGGAAGATCTATATTCCCGGACCCATCAAAACTAACACCACCAATATTTCTAGCTGTTGTTAGTGTTGCAGCAGATCCTGTAGTATTTTGATTAAGAGTAGCTATCCTTGCTGCAGCTATAGTTCCTGAAGATATATTTGATCCATTTAAAGAAGTTAAAGAAGCACCTGATCCACTGAATGCTGTGGCTGTAAGTAATCCAGATGAAGAATTAAATGCTAAATTAGACCCACTCTTAGGGGCTAAATCACCTGTTGCTGCTGTAACAAATAAAGGAAAACAAGTAGTGTCAGATGATTCATCAGCCACTGTAACTGCTGTGGCTGTTGATACTGATCCGAATGAAAGCACTCCAGCACCATCTGTGACAAGAGCTTGTCCAGTGCTACCTTGATTTGAAGGAAAAGTTGCAACTTTAGTTCCATTGGAAACAACAGAAACTAGTCCACTACCACTTCTAAAGATTCCTGTATCGGTATCATTAGTAAATGTGACAGAAGGAACTTCACTTGATCCATCTGGAAATGTTCCACCAGCATTGACATAATCTGCACCTGCATAGATTACACCGAAGAATGCATGTCCACCGGTAGGAGCAGAACTAAATACAATATTTGTTCCTAGTATTTTAAATCCAGCAGAACCTGTAGGATCTGGTTCCTGGACAACTCCATTTATTGATATTAATAACTGTTGTGCAAATTTTGGAAAAGGAACAGGTGCTGATCCTCCAACCTGCAAAGCAAACGAAGTTTCACTACCATTAAAACCACTCGATATATCATCTATGATTTTATAATCTTCGTTACTTCTTATATCATTTCCTATATAAGGCATAGGTAATCAACTACAATATTCTTTTTTCTCTTCTTATTTTAAGGTCAGCAATCTTTGGAAATATTAAGTATTAGGTCCTGCAGTAGATGGCTGTGTCGGCCATACAACATCATCAGAAGTCTTATCTTTATAAGTCTGAGGAAGATCTCTAAGAATCTGTCTGTATGCAGCCCACTGAGCTTGATCTATTGTCGTATCTGGATTCATAGTCCAATCACTGGACTTTAATAAATAATCTCTTTTCTTTCTAACATTTTCCCAAGTATTATCTTCTAGTTCCAATACTTTATGTTCATTTAATTTATCATCTAAAGAAGCAACTTCAGCCTTAAGAATCTCAAACTTAATAAGTAAATTAGAGAGATCAGTATTCTGTGTTAAAGCCATTTTATGTCTGTTCTAGGTAACTTACTGCAGCATCCAAAGCACTAGCTGTATTTGAAGTTATTTGCAAGACATCACTTGATTCCATAATTATTTTTGATCCACTGATTATTTCTAATGATGATCCACCTGGAACTGGAGCATTTTTAATTAAAAATACATCATCTCCACTGTTTTTGTTTATAAAAACATCAACCTGAGCACTTGCTGCTGTTTTATTTGCAATCAAAATACTTAAAATAACTAGAGTTGCAGAACCTCCTGCAGTGACTACGTTGTTTCCTGAAGTGCTTACTGAAGATTTAGTATCAATCTTAAAAGTGTTTGCCATATTATCCTAGAGCCAGTATGAGAGCAATCTGATTACCACTATCCAATTCTCCAGTAACAGTCAGATTTCCTGAAACAATCAAGTTGCTGGGAATTGTAATTGTGCCTGATGAATCTATTGTAAGCCTTGCAACTCCTCCAGTTACCAGCTGTATTTGATCCTGACCAGTGCTCATTATTCCAGTATCTGGATCATTAACAAATTTCAATGCACAACTACCTAATGATCCTAATGACAGATTAGAATTACTAAAATCTTCTCTTAATAAAGGGAATCCACCTGCTGTAGTTGCATCATGAATACAAAGTACTTTCTTTTCAGTATCTACAGTTACTTCACCGACTGCACCTGTAAAACCAGAGTGTTCGCCAGTAGTTCCTCTTCTAAATTGTACTTGGGTTGCCATAATACTATTTTAAATTAAACAATTGTGTAAGTCTCACCTGCTCCGACAGTGACAGTTACACCACTGTTAATAGTTATAGGACCAGCAGACATTGCATTTTTACCGTTGGTTATAGTGTAGTTTGTTGTTACTGTCTGGTCATTCTCATAGAAGACTTGATCACTTCCTCCACCTGTTGCTCCAGCCGATATGCCTGTTAATGCAGATCCATCACCAGAAAATGCAGTTGCAGTTAGTGTGCCGTTTGATGAGTTAAATGCTAAGTTTGATCCACTTTTAGGAGCTAAATTACCAGTTGCAGAAGTAGTAAATAAAGGGAAACAAGTAGTATCCGATGACTCATCAGCTACAGTTACGGTTGTTGCAATAGCAGCAGTCCCAGAAGTATTTTGGTTTCCTGCAGTATTAACACCAGGGAGGTTTATATTTGCTGTTCCATCAAAACTAACACCACCAATATTTCGTGCAGTTTCAAGAGCTGTTGCAGTAGCAGCATTTCCTACAACAAAATCTAGTGTTCCATCTCCGTCTTGATAAGTTACTGTTATTCCTGTTTCTGTATTACCAGTAACCATGCCTCCAACAATATCCTGTACTTGCTCATTGGTTAGAGTTGCAGTTATAAAACCTGCTCCGTTTGTAAGCTGATTAGTGTTGGTTACATTTGTTGCACCAGCAGCAATACCATCTAGTTTGCTATGATCTGCATCAGTAAAATTATTGTCTGTTTGTGAAGCTACAACAAAATCTATAGTGCCATCACCATCTTGGTAAGTGACAGTAATACCTGTTTCTGTATTACCAGTGAGCATGCCCCCAACAATATCCTGGACTTGTTCATTGGTTAGAGTTGCAGTTATAAAACCAGCACCATTAGTTAATTGGTTTGTATTAGTTACGTTTGTAGCTCCACTAGCAATACCATCTAACTTATCGTGATGTGCCACAGACATTACACCGGCAGCAGAACCAGATGCTTCACTTATAGTTGCATTGTCTCCCGTACTGCTCGTTACTGTGACAGCTGTTGTTGATGTTGAAACACCTAGGTTTGTGGTTGTAGTAACTGAATTTGTAGAAACAGCTGTAACAAATCCTCTTGCATCTACTGTTATTGATGGAATTGCTGTTGCAGAACCATAAGAACCAGCACTGACACCTGAGTTTGGAACACTTAAGGTAACTCCTCCTGAAGTACCTCCACCTGATAAACCAGCTCCTGCAGTAACTGCTGTGATATCACCTTGTGGTACACCTGCTATTTCCGTGTCTACATAAGCTTTGATTGATTGTTGAGTAGCAAGATGACTAGCTGAGTTACTAGACATATTGTCCTCATCTTTTATCGATGTACCTGATATAGTCCCATTTAAAACAGGACTGGTTAATGTTTTATTTGTAAGAGTCTGAGATCCAGTAAGTGTTGTAACAGTTGAATCTATTGCAAAGGTAGCTGTAGTTCCTGATCCACTTGTATCTATTCCAGTTCCACCAGTGAGTA